ATAATTTTATATTTTAATTAATTCTTATGTCTTTTAAATAAACATCCCGATATTGTTAGTCCCTCTATATTAACTATATCCGACGGACTTTGATAATCTAAATTTTTCATCCATATTTTAATTATACAAAACTGTTTCTTTGGAGATATAGTAATACCATTTACATTATTCATAAATTCATTCTTTTCTGATAAAGTTTCTCCGGTAATCAAGTAGTTAAGTTTTTTCCATATATTTATTACCTTATTATTTGTTATTTTGAAAGAAAAACATCCGCCATTAATATTATTAGGATCTTCCCAAGTTGGATTGATATTATCTCTCATTAAAAATAACATACAATTTGTAATCATTATATCTGGAATATTATTTATTAATTTTATAATTGATTCAACGGAATTTATTTCATATACTTTTATATAACTTTTTAAACTCCAATCTGTATTATGAGGTAAATGTGCCCATAAAATCCATTTACTATTCAACTTGTGAATAATTTCCTGTTTTTCACTAACAGCTATCGAAGTCATTATAACATACATAAATAATTTATTTTTATATTATTTAATTTATTATTTTATAATTAACATCTTTATCATCTGTAATTAAAACACATTGATCGTTCGTTAGTGTAAACATTTTTATATTTTCATCTAAAATATGAATTTTATAATCATTCGAAATTTTTGTTTGATAATAATAATCCATATACCAAGCTAAAAATTCTTTATCAAATAATTTATTATCTTTTACATAAAATTTCTCTAATTCTCCTTGTATCTCAATCTTATTGTTATTATCTTCATAATCTATCTGCATAAATGGTTTAGAAACTGGATGTATATTAACTGTATATTTAGGTTTATCTTCTACTTCATCATCTTCTTCTTTAACTTCCTCTTGATTTTCTTCTTCAACATTATCTTCCTCTTGATTTTCCTCTTCAACTTCCTCTTGATTTTCCTCTTCTTCTTCTTGATTTTCCTCTTCTTCTTCTTGTTCTACTTTCTCATTTTCTTCTTTAGATTCTGATTCAATACTATCATTATCCGCCTCATAGCCATCTGTTGAATCATATTCTAATCGTTTTAAATAATATTTATTATTTTCAATATACTTAATAAATGTTAATTTATTTTTTGGTTTGTAATAGTATAAATCATTTAATTTAATTTCATCTATTTCCGCTATATATATACCATTTTCTTCTGATTTTTCATAAGTTATAATTTCTGTAGTATCACAATCATTATCATCGCCCGTATTTTCCTCCTCTTCTTTATCTTCGTAACAACTATTCATATTTGGAAAAATATCATTAAACATTATCTTAATTTGATAATATTTATTAGTAATATACCATAAAGCATTACCTACTATTTCTTGTCTCTCATTTTCTGGTTTAGAACAAAAATATAATGTTCCTCCAGCCGCAAGCAACATACAAGTGTTAAAGTCTAAGCTTTCAAACATCTTATATAATAAAATATATAATAATTTTAAATTATTTTATTATATAATTAATAAATTACTGCCATATATCTTCTCCTTTACTATTTTTACATAATCCTCTACATTTTCTTCCTTTTCTCATTATTTTTATATTATAAACCATATTATCTTCTAATTCTCCTTCAGAATTATCGTTAAATAAATGATGTTTACTACTTATAGAATTAGGACTTGGAGTTTTATCTTTTTCATCTAATATTAATTTTCCAGTTCGTGGATCTAAACCAAAAACAGCTAATAAAATACCAACTATTAAAGACATTAAAATAAAAGGTAAAAATACTAATAACCAAGATATTATTCCTAAACCTGATTTACATAAAAAATGCATTAAAATAGTTATTACAAATGATACCCATAATTTCATCATTGCCAAATTATATTTATGTTGAAAAGTGTCTATAACGATTTGTGTTATTGAAAACATTAAATATATTAATGCCGGTGGACATAATAATGTTAATACCATATATAATATATTAAGAAAATTCTGGTTTACCATCCACAAATTTTCCAACTATTTCATCATCTTCATCATAAATATCTATATTATCAGTATAATAAACCGTTCCGTTGATTATTGTTTCTACTAGAGTTATTTCTTCTTCCTCTTCAACTTCTTCTTCCTCTTCTTCATCTTCTTCCTCTTCCTGTTCTTCCTCTTCAACTTCTTTTTTCTCTTCCTCAACTTCTTCTTCCTCTTCTTCCTGTTCTTCCTCTTCTTCTTCCTCTTCTTCTTCCTCTTCTTCCTCTTGTTCTACTTCCTCTTCTTCCTCTTCTTCTTCCTCTTCTTCCTCTTGTTCTACTTCCTCTTCCTTAACTTCTTGTTTCTCTTCACCTTCCTCATCCTCATCCTCATCCTCATCCTCATCCTCATCCTCATCTTCTTTATTTGCCCAATAATTATGTTGTCCAGATTCCGATTTTTTTAATATTTCTTCAGCTTTATTCCATTCTACATCTGGATATGCTTCTTTTACTTCATCTGAAGGATATTTATTTAAAGTAGACCATACTAGATAAGCTTTTTCTATCGGTATAGTTTGTTCATTATTATTAAACTTATAAAATTCTTGTGAATTTGGTGGAAATGGATTAATCTTATCAGAATTATCTAAAGAAAATAATTGATCTTTATTTACTATAGAATTACTGTCGCTATATTCGCTCTCACTATCGCTATTTTCACTATCACTATTATCTGGAATACTTCTTGCACATATTTCACTATCATGCCAAGTTTTAATTCCAGCTGAACTATTTATAACATCTGACAAAGTTACTTCATTTATGCTTTTTTTATAAAATTTAGCATAATTATTTCTTGCTCTCAATGCATATCTTTCTTTCTCTTTTTCGACATTTTCAATAAGTTGTTTAGGATCAACTAATTCACAGTTGTAATCTTTTTTAGATAACATATCATTCAATACTATGTCACTTAATGAGTCGCTATTATCATCATAGTTGTTAACTATATCAGATTTAGAAATATTTATAGAACAATCGTTCAATTCTTCTATTTCTAAAGTAATATTTTTATTAGAACTATTATTCTTAATTAGATGTGTTTGTTGATAAGAAGTTTCCAAAAATGTTTGCTTATATTTATTTTTTAATTCTTGTATAGTCTGTTCTAATTTTCTATTTTTTTCTTTAAGATATTCATTTTCTTTAATAATACCTTGGATGCTTGGCATATTTAACAATAATGACTCTACTGTTTTCTTTTCATTTATAATAGGATTAAATACATTTATTAGTTTTTCTTTTAATGTATCGGATATTTCTTCTATAATATTACCAATATCAATCGAACTTTGCATATGTATTATAAGTTATTATCCGTTTAATATTATTTTTTAAATTATTAATAATAATTATAATGAGCAATAGAAAAGAACATATTATAAATTTAGTAAAAAATCAAACAGACTATGATGAAGAAACTATTAAACAAAAACTTAAAGAACATAATGGGAATTATATATTTGTTATCAAAGAATATTTAAATCCAGAATTTAATAAAAATAAAAAAAATAAAAATGATAATGATCCTATATCAGTTAATCAAAAAATAATGAAAGGATATAGAAATTTTTTAGATACAGCATATTTACAATATGAAAAAAGAAAAGAAATACAAGCTAAGATAGAAAATTATGTAGAAGAACAAAAAAAATTAAATGTTGAAAATGCTAAAGTCAATAAAGACAACGAAGATAATGAAATTGTAAATAAAGATTAAAGACAATTACGCGGATATGGAAAACTTTTCATTAAAAATATTGTATTTATCCTGAACTACATTTTTACTTTGTAGTCTGTATTCATTATTTTTAGTATTTTTTTCATTAGTTTTATCCAATAAATTTGAAAAAACATTGGGAATATCGTGATTATCTTCATATAATTCAGGCAATACTTTACACATTGGCTTATTAACTACCATCAATATCTTATCATTTTCTAATAATTTTCTATATTCTTGTATAGTTAAAGAACCATAAAATTTATTAAGAGTATATAATGGATTAGGAGCTGGTTTTATATTTCTATCATATATCGAGCTATAAATATTATTTAACATAGAATATCTTTCCCATATTATAGATTTATCTAAATTTTCATTTAAAAGATATGCCGCGGCACATTCTGGTGTGCAGAAACATCCATATACTTCATAAATATTATCTTTTAGTTTACTAGGAATGTATATAGATGGATTATCAAAAGAACAAGTGCACCAATGACAGTTAGATCTTTTATCTAAGATATGATTATGTCTTAAATTTACTTTAAGAAGATCCAGTTTTTTCCATATATTTTTAATACTAACATTTATTTCTGGAGGTTTATCTTCATTATCTTTAGATTCTATCGACAATTCATTTTTAGTAAAATTATTATTTGAAATAATAGTATTTGTATCAATATTAGTAGATTCTATTATCTTAAAATTATTATCTATAGAAAATCCTTCTGGATCTTTGATATTTGGATCATAACTATTTTCTAATAAAGAATTATTATGAATATCAGATGATTTACATTTTAAATGTAATATAATATTTGGTTGAGATACTGTTTTCTTTTTTACAACTGGTTTATCATTTAAAATAATTTTTCCTCCTTTAGGTTTTCTGCCTCTTTTTTTTGGAATTTTAACTACAGGTTCCTTTTTTTTAGGCTTTCTACCTCTCTTTTTTTTGATTTTGACGTTTCCGTCTCCGTTCATATGAAAACATTATTTTCTTAAATATTTAAATACTTTTTTTAAATATTTAATTTACATTACATTACCTGTATTTTAAAATAATAAATAAATTGATAATAAATAATATTTATATAACTTATTTATATAAATATGATGAGAAGAGATACTAAAAGAAGATTGAAACTTATTAAAAGTAGAAATAAAATATATTCAAAAGACAATCCTAATATAAATAAAAATAATGGAAAGTTATGGAATATAATATGTAAAATATTTAAATGTTGACGTGTTTATAACATTTTCTACATAAACTCATATACATATCTTTTTCTCCTATTAATACTTGTTGATCACTTTTAACGGTTCTATGTGTAAATATAGAATCATTTTTTTTACATATACTGCATATTCCTTTTAATTTAATAATATCGTCTGCTAATGGAATAATATCTAAAATTTCTCCAAATTTATTTCTTTTATAATCGCCATCTAATCCACAAACATATACAATTTTATTATTTTTCAATAATAAATTAACAGATTTATATAAATCTTTAAAGAATTGTCCTTCATTTATGATAAAAACTTTTATAGAATCTAGTAACGGATTAATTGTCGATACTAATGAATCAGTATTAAGACTATCTATCATAATTTTATTGTGAGTTGACATTTTTGTATTGTCATATCTTTTATCGCTAGAATGATTAATGACTATACTAGGAATATCACACCCCATATATCTATTGTATATTCTAATTAATTCGGTAGTTTTTCCACCAAACATAGGGCCTAATATAATTTTTAAATATCCGTTTTCAAAATTCATAATAAAATATAATAATAATATATTTTTAAATAATTATAAATTAAAGATTTAATTATATATTATTATTAAATGAATGAACAGCCTTGGTGTGAAAAATATAGACCAACAAAATTCAATGATATCGTATTAGATAAATATAATAAAATATTATTAGAAAATTGTATTAAAACTAATAATTTTCCGAATTTATTGTTTTATGGTCCACCTGGAACTGGAAAAACTACAACTATAATAAATTTAATAAAAAAATATCAAATTAAAAATAATCAAAATAATAAAGGATTAAAAATTCATCTAAATGCATCTGATGATAGAGGAATAGAAATAATAAGAAATCAAATTAATTCTTTTGTAAATACTAAAAGTCTTTTTGGAGAAGGATTAAAATTTGTCATATTAGATGAGGTGGATTATATGACAAAAAATGCTCAGCAAGCACTAAGATATTTGATCCAACAATATTCAGATAGTATTAGATTCTGTTTAATTTGTAATTACATTAGTAAAATAGAAAATTCTTTACAAAATGAATTTATAAAATTAAGATTTTCACAATTACCAAAAAAAGAAATTTTTAAATATTTAAAAAATATAGTAGATAAAGAAAACTTAAACGTAAAAAATAGCCAAATAAATTCTATATTAGATGTATATAAGTCAGATATTAGAAGTATGATTAATTTTATTCAATGCAATCATAATAATGATGGATTAAATGTAAAAATTATTAAGGAAAAAGATTGGATAAAATTAATAAAAATAATAAAAGATAAAAAAAACTATGCTTTAAATTATATAAAGAATGTATGTATAGAGTATAATATTGATATTAGAACATTTATATTGGAGTTTTTATTTTATTTAATTTTACATTTTAACTTAGAAAACGAAGATATGTTAAATATAGAATTTATATGTCATTCTAATATAAATGAAAATTATATTTTACAATATACTATAAACAATTTTCAAAAATTATTTAAATCATTATAATATATTTTCATACGATGTTCTAATTTTAATATAAATTTATTAGGTGAATTTCTGTGCGGATTAAAATTATTTCTTTTTAAACTATATTCATTAATAATATTGTTAAGAGTAATATTATTATCATTGTTGTTTATTTTTAAAGGTTTAATTTCATTTGAATGTTGTTTCAAAAACTCCATTCTTATTTTAATTATAGAAAATAAATTGATATAAAAATATTTTATTAATTTATTTATAAAATGAATTTAGATGAAGAATGGTTAAATTTTTCTGAAGATGATATAAACAATGATGATAAACCATTGAGTGAAAAAATTAAGACTAATGTTGCTAAATGTAATAATATTCATATTTCTACAAAAACCAAAATTTCTTATTTAAATACCGATATTGATTTATATGATATTTTCTGGAAGATACCTATTCAAGATTATCATTTGCCTAAAGAAGGTATTATTAAAAAAACCATGAAATTTAATTCTACTACCGAAGAACAAATAAATATCATAGATGAAAACATTAAAAAAGAAGAAAACTTAGAAAGACAGATATCAGTCGATGTATTACATAAAAATAAAAATAAAAATAAAATAAAAGATGTTAGAAAAATAATTATTGGATTATCTAGTAAAGATATTATAAATCAAAAAAAAAGAAAAAAAAGTGCTTTCTATAATTGTTTTGCTATTATATTCAGAATAAAAATGCCTGAAGAAAAAGAATATAATGAACTTCATATTAAAATATTTAATACGGGAAAATTAGAAATACCAGGAATACAAGATGACAACAAGTTATACTATGCATTAGATAAATTGGTTAAAATTTTAAGTAATATACTTAACAAAAAAATAGTTTATCTAAAAGAGAAAACATATAATGTTTTAATTAACTCAAATTTTAAATGTAATTTTTACATAAATAGAGATAAATTATTTCATATACTAAAATATGAATATAATATTCATTCTTTATATGATCCTTGTTCTTATCCTGGGATACAATGTAAATTCTACTATAATAAAAAGAAAAAGAAAAATGATGGAATATGCGAATGCGAAAATAAATGTGGATATACTGAAAAATCTTTGAAACAAAGTAAAAAAGATAAATGCACTGAAATATCATTTATGGTATTTCGAACAGGAAGTATACTAATTGTAGGTCATTGTGATGAAACAGTATTAAATATAGTTTACGAATATTTAAAACAAATATTGTTAAAAGAGTATCCTAGGATATGTAATAATGATTCTATTTATAATATATCAGATACTCCTAAATTAAAAAATACTATTAAAAAAAGAAAAACTATTTTATTTACTAAAAAGCCAGTTTATGAACCTATTATTTGACATAATCTTATTATTGTCTAAATTAAATAATTTATTTTTTATTTCTAGTTTATTTATTGGAGTTTTATTGTATCTGTTTAAAAATAAATATAAAATTTCTAATTTATTTTGTATATTTAAATCTAATAAATTCATCATAAATAATAATTCTCTATAGTTATCAAGTAAATCATTATGATTATGATTAACCTTAACAAATTTAATGATAACTTTCTTAGATAATTTTAATAGACTACTTATTTTTTCTTTATCATTAATATTCGAATTAAAATACTTACTATTAATAATATGATTAATGGTTATTATATAGATATTAACTTTATCTAAAATTAATAATACTTCCTCATTATCTTTATCTGATTTATTCATATTTTTTTTAAACTCAGTATTAATGTCAAAAACTGTTTTTTTATAAACAAAAATAATTGCATCTTTTGAATTTAACTGCAAAAATGAATTTTTATCTACTCCAATTCTGTTTAAAAATTCAACATAATATAAATATGATTTTTTTAAGTGATGTATAATTAATTCTAAATTTTGAGTATATATAAATAATAAATTAAATATATGTTTCATTGTTTCTATGCCGCGCATTAAAATATAATTATAGTATTCTTTATTTTTTACTTCTATATTTTCAATAAAATATAATACAAAATCATTTATTAAATTAGCAAATAATATAGTTATATTGCTAACTTTTATTTCATTTAAATTATTTTCAATATAATTGTCTACATTAAATATATTATTATTATTCATTATAATATAATTATAATTATTATATTTTTTATGAAATAACTATTTAAAAAGAAGAAAATATTTAGTTATATAAATGTCTACAGAACAAAGTTCTAATGAAACTAACCAAACATCTTCCCAAAATTACAGATTACCCGCCGGAATTACACTACAACATTGTGCTAAACTATCTATTGTTGAAGATAAACCAATAATGTTTGATTATTGGACTTCTTCTTTGGATAAAGAAGTTTTAATTGGCGTTAAAGATAATGATGAAAAATTACTAGTTAAAAGTGAAGAAGAATATACTAGTCCCGTTTCTAAAATTTATAAAGTGGAAACAGAATATATTATTATTACTGAAAATTCTATCTATGTTGTTTCTGCTGATATTCCTACTAAACGTGTTCGATAAATATTATGAATAACAAAAATATTTATAATATTTATTATATTGTTTATAATATCTTTTCTAAATTAAACTTCTGATCGATTGTTAATGATTCTGGAAATATTATATTAAATTTTATTATTAATCCTCCCTTTTTACCGTCTCGTATCATACCTAATTCATCCAATTTTATATCCATATTCGGCTTTATTATATCATTATCTTGATTATTAATTTTATATGTTTTTCCATTAATATGTTCTATTGATATTTCGAATCCTAGTAATGATTGTTTTAATGTAATATCTAAATTATATAATAAATTTAATCCTTGTCTTTTAAATTTACTATTATTTTTTATCTTAATTTTTATTAAAACATCTCCACTTATTGTTCCTTCTATTATATGTCCTGCATCTACTATTTTTATTAATTCATTATTATCTATACCTGCTGGTAAATCTATATATTGAATATATTCTTCATTATTTCGGTATGGTCCATTTATTCTTGTTCTATTTATTTTTATAGGCATCTTTTCACCAAAATATGATTGTTTTAATGTAATAGGCAATTCTATTCTTATTGGTTCTGGCTTTCTAACCCTATTAAAATTTACTGGTCTACCGTTATGAAATATAAATGGCATACCATTATTATTCATCATATTATTCATCATATTAGAAAAAAACTGTTCATGTTTAAAAAAGTCTTGTGGTATTCCATTCATTTTATGTTTTAATTCAAAATCATATGTTTTTCTACTTTGAGCATCTCCTAATATTTCATATGCTTCATTTATTTCTTTAAATTTTTCAGCATTTCCTCCTGGTCTATCAGGATGATGTATTAATGATTTTTTACGGAATTCTTTTTTTATATCCGTCTGGGTTGCATTTTCCGGAACACCCAATATTTTGTAATAATTTATCATTTATTCTTATATTACAACTTATACTTAAATATTAATTAAATTAAATAATTAATGATAAAAGTTCCATTTTTAAAAAAATATCAACCAAAATATTTTAATGATTTTAATATCGATAAAGACTATATTGATCTTTTAAATTTATTAAAAAATATGAATAATCTCAATATATTATTTATTGGAGCTTCTGAATCTGGAAAAACTTCTTTAATTGAAGCTTGTATACGAGAATATTATAATACTGATTATATACCTAGAAATAATGTTTTATTTATAAATAATCTACAAGAACAAGGTATTCAATATTATAGAAATGAAGTTAAAACATTTTGTCAAACTAGTTCTTCTATTTCTAGTAAAAAAAAATTTATTATACTAGATGATATTGATAATATTAATGAACAAAGCCAGCAAGTTTTTAGAAATTATTTAGATAAATATAGTAAAAATGTTAATTTTATAGCATCATGTACAAACATACAAAAGGTAATAGGTTCATTTCAGTCAAGAATTTTAATAGTAAAATTAAATAATTTTACAAATAATAATTTATTAGAAATTATGA